GTCTGGTGCAAGGCAAGGGTCATGGGGTTAGTGTCCTTGTGTATGTCGCTGAACCATCCAGCGGGCATACGAGCCAGGAGCATGTTGGGCACATGAGTCTTAGGCCAACCTAGTGCAAATAGGATCTCATAGATCTGCTCACTAGTAGCTGGTTTTATGCGGTCGGGCCAGGGTGTTGAGTCCATAATACTCTGTAAGAAGGGCTGTGGAGCTAGATTAATTGGTTCGAAGATGTGCATGATATATTTACTTGCTGCGAAGCAGCCGGCGCAAAAAAATATTTTTGCTAGGGTCCGAGCGCCTTTAAGCGTGTTCGTCTAGCCCGGTCCGCCTAGGAGACCAGCCTAAACTCTCGCCGTAGAACGATTAAATATCATGGTAGGCCACACATGATGAATATGAAGAACAAACCCCCACACACCTGTCATAGTAGCTATACTGATCTACCCTGCCTAACACAAGCAGAGTATGAACGTATGCTTACTGAATACTGGTTCCATTACGAACGTGAGCCAGCACGAGGTCTAGGGCAATGGTTTTGTGAGCGTTATATACCCAACGCACCTAACCCTGGCTTATACTACAAACGTGACTACGATCAAGCTCGCGAATACATATTGACCAACTATACTAGCAGACACTATTGGTGGGCGTGCTGGACTAGCCCTAAAAGAACTTAGTCTTTATATACAGCTCGGGCACCCGCATGGTCACCATGGCGTGCTAGACTAGCGGCAGCACGAGCTTGATTGAACATGCAAATATATGTATAGATTGATGTTAAAACAGTTTTCATAGATAATATTCCTTTTGAGAGTTGTATTGTTGGATATAGTTTTCCAACTGTGCGGCATCGGTAATGCCTTTGGTTGCTAGATAAGCATCTAGACTTGATTGATATGTGCTAGATGGAAACATCTCTGCTAGACGTTCCAAGATGGCTAGCATACGAAGTGATATTGATTGCATTGAATCCTCTGTGTAAGTTAAGTAGATTGTGTCTACTCAGTATTTACCATGAGAGTGATTTAGATAACAATTAATAGGCCAAAGAACATGCCTAAGAATAAACCCAAACTCGCAGCCCATAAGCCGCTGACTAATAAACAGACTATGTATAGCCCGTCATTTAATATAAACTCTTCAAACAGATCCATATATTCATTACTGTCTTATGCTAGTATATACAGCGACTAGAACTTGTATAGTGATATGACTATTATATACACACGTAGCGTATATAGCAAATGGATTGGTAATATAGCATACACTATAAGGCCCCGCTGTAGCTTTTCATACAAGGTGCGCATAGACTCTGACTTAGCTTGTATATAGTGAGAGACCGGAATGATTAAGTGGGCTTGCGTATGAGCGCAGTGAGAGAGCTGTATATACACGCTAGAACCTACACGCACATATAGGCCCCGCTGTAGGTATTAGCTGAAGATGGTTGGACTAGTATAGGCCCCGCTGTATATGTGTAGAGATCAGGTGGGGTGATATAATTTGGGGGTATTCATTAGAACTATGCCTGTCTGCACCCCGTCAACCAGAAAATTATCTACCCTTATATACGGTTCCCCAGGTGCTCTAGTGGCAGTTTAGAGCGAATCCGTTGCACTTTATCACACTTTATCACACTTTTCCACATGATTCCTACCATAGTGCCACCGCAGTTGACGGTTCTACGCATGGTCATGCCATTCTACTCACACTATAATACACTATAGAGCTCTATAATTAGCTATAGTCTAGTGGGGTATACTACTGTATCGCTGACTCTCTGTATATACAGTAAATAACAGTGGGAGCGAACCTATATGAATAAGAAGGTCATTGACTATATACAGAGTGAAGTGCTTGCACTGGCTCGACAGAAGTATCCCAATAATGAACGGTTACAATGGATCTATGTGCATGGCTTTGTCAGTGCGCAACTGGCACAGGCTATTGATCGTGATAGTAGTGTGATTTACCAGTTCAAAGCGGCGGTTCGACAGGCTAAAAGTAAAGAATAGAGGCCGGAGGCGTCCGGACCTAAACCTAGTTTGTCAACCGGGTTTGTTGTTTTATCACAACAGTGTGGATAACCTGTGGATAACCTTTGTGCGGAGACCGTTGTTCAAAAGCCACACCAAAAGGGTCAGTTAGTGCCAACTAACTTAGATCCCGAGAGGCACCCTCGCCGTCCACCCCCTAGCTAGTAGTTCGAACCTATGCCATAATTATAGCGCCAAATGACGGTTCTGTCAACTCCCCTACGGTCTATAGGGTTATTGACAAAGGTTGCGTTGAGTGTTATAATACACTATGACGAAAAGAACTGCACGATCCGATTCAAACTATATCATATATGCCGCTGTCCATAACGGGCTGGCATACATTGGTCTTACTCGCAAGGGAAGCACTACTGTCACTAAGGCTGTAAAAGAACGCTGGCGCAAGCATATCAGCAGAGCCAAGCATGAGGACAGGGACTGGGAGATCTATCGCTATATCAAGAAGGGCAACTGGACTGATTGGTCGCATGAGATTATCACAGTGATCCGTGGTCGTGCTGAAGCTTATGCATACGAGCGAAGCTTGGTCAAGGATCTAGCGCCAGAGCTGAATGACCAGTATCGGTAAAGGGTTATTGACAGGGTAGCCAAACCCTGCTATAATTAAGGCTACAGTAAACAACACGGAGCGAACTATGTTTAAATTACTTTCCACAGCAAATCCCAAAATCCAAAAGGGCACCAAGTTAGGCTATCTTAGCTTCATCTTGCACCTTGCACCAGCTGACTTGTCAGGACGTGAGACTTGTCCCAAGCGAACAGCAGGTTGCACGGCAGCATGCCTTAACACTGCCGGACGTGGCGGTATGTTCAAACGGGGCGAGAACACCAACGTTATCCAGAAGGCACGTATTCGTAAGACAGTGCAATATTTTGAACAGCGTGAACAGTTCTTGCTGGACTTAGAAGCAGACATCCGTAAGGGCATTAAGATGGCGACCAAGTTAGGTTTGAAGCCAGCGTTCCGTTTGAATGGCACTAGTGACTTGAGCGTAGAGAAGTGGGGCATCATTGAAAAGTTCCCTACTGTTCAGTTCTACGACTACACTAAGGTGCTTGGTCGTAAGGTTGCACACCTAGAGAACTACCATTTGACGTTCAGCAAGGCAGACGGTAATGATGCTGATGTTGCGAAAGCATTAGCACAAGGCTTGAGCGTGGTGGCAGTATACGATCAGATCCCAGCGGGGGTTCCGAGTGCTGATGAAACAGACTTGCGCTTCTTAGACCCTAAGGGCGTGATGTTGGGATTGAAGGCCAAGGGTCGTGCTAAGAAAGACTACAGCGGATTCGTAATCCGTATCAAGGAGACTGTATGATCAAGTGGTGTTGCAAGATGTTCTACAAGGACAAGCTCTATTCCGGGCACTATTGGACTGACGAGCTGAGTTTGGCTAGGGCTAGACGCCGTGTGGCAGAATTACAACGGTTTCATCCTGCCATGCGTTTTGAGTTGACAGACTACCGGACCGGTGCTATACTATAGGCTAAGTTAAACAAAAGGAGCGAACCATGTCAAACTACCCAAATATGAGCTACTGTATGTGTGAGAACACTCTCAACGCATTAGGGCAAGTAATGGAAGCCATGCGCGAAGAAGGCCCTATGTTCTTGCGTGAGTTGAACCGCACAGAGCAACGAGCGTTCAAAGAGCTGTTCTCGATGTGCGAAGACTTTCTCACTGCCGCAGAGGCTCTCGAGGACGAGTGCGAGAGAGACGGACAGCCAGACGAAGCCCAGGAGTGGGCAGACTTTGATCCGGAGTGCTAAGATGATCACAGCAGACAAACTTAAAACCCTTACAACCTTCACAGCACCTGCCCTGACCCGTGCTATCAACCTAGCAGGCTATAAGCGGGATACTTTCTCAGGTGCTCGCTTCATTGGCATTACCAATGCTGGGCAGTTCTGCTATGAAGTAGACTACGACGACTTTGGCGAGCTGACCCGTTGCAAAGTGTTCCTCACCTATGACCCTGTTGCGGGTAAGGTTATTGCAGACTACTAGGTTGACGCCTTGCCCAATTGACGTTATAATACATATACACAGACACACTAGGAGCTTACAAATGGGAACACGTTCAACTATTGCACTTGAGTTCGCAGACGGCACAGTAGAGCAAGTCTACTGCCACTGGGACGGCTACTTGGCACACAACGGCCAGATCCTGCAGAAGCACTACATCAATCCTTTCGTCCTGCGTGACTTGATTGACTTGGGTGACATTAGTTCGCTGGGCAAAGAGATTGGTGAGAAGCACGCCTTTAGCCATTTTGAACTGCGGGCTGAAGAAGTGCAAGCATACAAAGAACTGACTGAGAACTGGACCACCTTCTACGGACGCGATCGTGGTGAGACGGGTGCGGACAAGAAGTCGTTTGTTGACTTCCAGGACTATTTGGCTCATCACCAGTATGAGGAATACGAATACATCCTGCGCAACATCAACGGCAAGGCCACTTGGTTTGTTTCAGATCATGACGGCGCCTATGTTGAGTTGACGCAGGCTATTATGGACGAACAAAATCGAATTGCACAAGAGGAAACAGCATGACCGGCTTTCAAAGCAAACGGGCTTCGGCCCACGACAAGCTAGCTGATGGTGACTTGCGAGACGAAGTCATGAATCAGATTGCACAAGATCTAAGTAACAGCGACTTCACAGCCATTGAAGAGCTGTTGAAGTTTGTGCCCAGAGAGAATTTAATTGCTTACCTACCTGAGGAGGGTCTATGAGTGTAATGAGTGAATTGGCTTACGATATCGAACAGCTATACATTGAGGGCTATAGCCCAAAGAGTATTGCTACTCAACTTGAGTGCCCATTGACTATGATCTACGATTGGCTAGAGTCCAACAGCGTAGAAGAAGAGAAGATTGACCCAGCCGAATGGGACGAAGCATTTAAGGTGTTGTAAATCTGCAACAGGCCCCGCTGTTTAGCGGCCTAGGGCTGGTTGACACTTTGAGCTGAGTGCGCTATAATTAACACTTAAACACACACAGGAGCGGATATGAATGTAAGTCAAATTAACACAGCAATCATCCAAGGCTCGTTTACCAACGATGAGCTGACCAGCATGTCTGATGCTATCAGGTTCGCCCGTTCGAAATTGGTAAACAAGGTCAAGTTCACTATCAGCAACGGTAGCCGGGTCAAGTTCACATCCAATCGAACTGGCATGGTCATGTCGGGCACTGTAGAGAAGATGGCTATCAAGTTCGCTACGGTCAACACAGGCCAGGGTCGTTGGAAGGTTCCAATGAACATGCTGGAGTCAGCATGAGGATAGAAGGGCTCACAGAGCGCCAAGTGGAGCTTCTCGACACCATGTGGGAGATCGAGGAGTTCGACGAGCTAGAGGCCTGGAAGAGCACATTGGCCACAGCAGAACAACGCGACGTGGACAACCTACAGCGACTGGTGATTCTGGAAACATTTGAAGAGCTGTTGGATCAAAGCAAATACCCTGAAGCGAATAGGGTTATTGACAAGATCCGAAAACTCTAGTATAATACTTACATACAGACACAAAAGGACTTAAGATGAAAGAACTGAACGAATTCGTAGCACGTGAGAACCAGTGGTCAAGCCTGTTCAAAGGCCACACGCTCGTAGAGATCAAAACAGCGGCAGGACGCCAGCGAGTTGCAGATCGCATTGACTGCCAGTTGAGCCCAGAGAATTTGAGCTGTGATGGTGAGCTGTCCTATGCAGAATCTAATCGACGCTATCGATACTTGAACAAGTGTGCGGCACAATTGCTGGCACTTGATCCGAGTGTGAAATTTTACGAGTATGCATAATTAAACAAAAGGAAACAGTAATGAAAACCAACCGCGATAAGAACAAAGAGCACGATGGTCGTGAACTCTTGCGGGTGCGCCCGAAACAGGCCGCTTACAATTTTAAAGCTCTAGAGGCAGTGATCCGCACCTGGGTCACAGGATCGAAATGAGTCGCCTACAGCTACACGGTCGTCCTTGGGTAGTATTCAACGCTAAGAATAAGGATCACCGCCGCTGGTTCGCTGAGTTCAACAGGACTTCTCAATGGGGTAACTGTCCAGTTCGATTCGTGGTTAATGAAGATCATGGTGACTTGATTACTCAAATTCAAAGAGAGTTGATCCAGTTCTATGTTGATAAGGAGTTTGGGACTGATGTAGACCCAAAGGTCCGATCAAGAGCTGTGGCAAAAAAGCCACAGAAAAAAGGCTAGTTGGTTAGCCAAAAGTGGTTGACTTTTGAACGGTTACCCATTATAATAACTACATGCTGAGAGATAGGCTTGAGGCATTAATTTTTTAACACACACAGAGGCACATTATGGCTACAGATAAAACATTTAACATCGTTGGCGTTTCTAAACTCAACGGCGAATACAAAGTTCGCTTCGCAACTGATATCATGCGTATCAAGGTCCTGGCCAAGCATGGTCACGAAGACATTCGTCTTGCAGAGTTGGACACTGCTGTTTCTAAGTATGAGGCTGTTGAACAGCTCAAGACCTTGGACGAGTTCCAGGATGTATACGCTCAAGCAGCAATTGCTGAGTATCTTGAGGAAAAGGCACCTAAGGCTCCTAAAGCCAAGGCAGCTCCTGCTCCTAAAGCCAAAGCACCAGCTAAGGCTAAAGTAGTCAAAGCTACTGCTGAAGAAGAAGACGCTCCATTCTAAATGGCGGACACCGTGTCGCTACTAGGTTAAATATACTCATGCGATACGGTGTTTCTTATTCAACAGACTTACTCGACGGGTGCGTGGTCATCCGCGACTTTCAAAGCACGCCTCCAGGGCGTGTCTATGCTATCATTCCTAGAGATTCTAGGCATGAGGGTGAACAAATAGCACAGGGTATCTGTGATTTACTAAACAAAGAACAAGCAAATGATCTGGGAACTGTATGAGGTTTGGTCCGTTGATGAAGACGGACATGAAGATCTTATCGATACTACTAAGAGCTTGAAAGAAGCGAAACAAATCGCCGAAGCCAACATCACCGAATATTATGCCGAGTGCATCATTTATCGCGAAGATGAACACGGCGACCTGATAGAATTAGAACGAATACGATAAACCATTTGGGCCTTTAGCTTAATGGTAAAGCAGTCGACTCATAATCGATTGAGTGTTGGTTCAATTCCAACAAGGCCCACCATACCCTGGCCATAGCACAATGGATAGTGCAGTAGCCTTCTAAGCTATAGATCCAGGTTCGATTCCTGGTGGCCGGACCAATAACCCAGCGGTTGACTGGGTTTCTTTTTGATGTTATACTATGTGCATAGTAAGAAATTAGGAACACAAATGCAAACCTTAATTCAAGCAATCCAACAAGTCCTTCCTGCAGTAGTCAAAGAGATCAATGATGTAAGGATCCCAGCACTAGAGGCAGCATGGGGTAGGACATTCCAAGCTGAGATGACCAACGAGAACCAAGTGACCGTTGAGATCGCTAAGAACTATGCCCGGCCAGTCAACAACACCTTCCTACGTCACATCCAAGCAGTTCTACCTAGCTTCACTGAGCACACTACGGACGGTAGTGACTATGAGTTGAACGGTGTGTTGATTGAAGACAAGAACAGCTTCTCAGAGGGCAATGGTTGGGTAGGCAATGGCTTTCAGAAGACTCCTATGCACCTGTTAAAGAAGTTTAAGGTAGATGCTAACGGTCGTATCACTCATGCGTTCATTGCATTGGTAGACTTGAGCAAATGCCAAAGCGGCTGGTCAGCTAAGACAGTCAACACTAACCGCTCAGTGATTGCTTTTGAGCTGGCAGACGAAGCACACATCCAGATCGTGTGTGGCACATTGAAGCAGAACAAGAAGTATCTTAAACCTATTATGGAGGCAGTATGATTAATCGTATAGCGGCAGTGATCAGCATCCTAGGATTCCTTATGGTGTTCGGTGGTGTAGGTGGCATTGAGAACGAGGGGCCCTTGATGGAGAACACGATCCTTGCTATCCTAGGCCTGGCAGTGATGGGCATTGGCATTAGCCTTAGAGAGACAGGTGACACCAAGGATAACCCTACACTTTGGTAGGGTATTGACAGTAAGCCCAAAATGCAGTATAATAACACATACACAGCAAAAAGGAGCCTTACATGTTGCACACATTTACAGTTAATGCAGTTAACACACCTGCTAAAGCACGTATTGTTTTTAATAAAAAACTTAATACATTTAAAGTTATTGTAGCATTTAATGTGCATAAAAAAATAGACGTTAATAATAAAATATATTATGCGTTTCCTACACAAGCTAAAAGTGCTTATGTTAGCGGAGATATTAATACAGAAGTATTAGCTACAGAGTTAACTAATGTATTACATACTGCAAGCAAACAGCTAAACACTAGCAACATACAATTAGTTGAGTAAGCTGTAGGGTCTTTATAGCGCACTTGACATTTTGGACTAGCTGTGCTATACTTACAGCATAAACAATAAGGAGCGAAATAAATGAGTAACATAAGCAAAGCAAACAAATTGCAAGAGGCAATTGCATTAATATGCGAAGCAGATGCATTAATGCAAGAAGCATTAGGCGCTGGAGACGAGTGCTACGACTTGCACTGCGGACTAGAGGACATTGTGCATTGCATGGAGGAGTATGCAGAGCAATTAGTAGAGATGCAGATAACAGCATGACATTAACTAAAAACGACATGCTACAGTGGCTAGGCGCTGTGGCAATTATTGCAGGGCATGTGCTTAACAGCATTGGCCCTAGCATGTATCCCTACAACATTGCGGTGTTCGCTGTGGGCACTGTGGCGTTCTTAGCATGGGCCTGCAGAGTGCGCAACGTGCCGCAGGCTGTGGTCAACGTCGTGGCATTAACCATAGGGCTAGTAGGGTTATACAACGCATACAGTTGACAGTTTGGGCAGAGTGCGTTATAATAACACATAGACACACAAAGGAGCTGAAATGACTGATCAAGAACTGGCCAGCACCTTGCGGACAGCCGCGGCGACTGAGAACAATATAGCACTCAAAATGCTCTTGCTCATGGCCGCGGAACGGTTGACTGAGTCAGCTTAAGGCCGTATAATACTTACATACAGACACAAGGGGAGCGCGACAATGGGAACACCTTTATATATGGACTTAGGAGATGCTTGCCGCATTGTGCAAGAATACGCAGAGATCCACACGGGCAACGACATACTGGCCGGGCTTATGGAAATGGGAGCCTGCTACGATGATTTTGACAAAGAAGACCGTGTAGCATATAATATGTTTATGGCCGCTGGTCGTAAGATGTTTCAACCTGCTTAACAACACATAGGAGCGATACTATGCCAAATTGGTGCAACAACTCAGTAGAGATCTACCACGAAGACCCAGCAATGATCGAACGGGTGCGTAAGGCATTCAACGATGGTGCCCTGCTTAATGAATTCATTCCGGTGCCAGAGGATCTGCGTATCGTAGCAGGGTCAGTGGGTGATCCAGATGAACAGAAGAAGCTCGTTGAAGATACAGAGCGTAACCTAGCCACATACGGCTACGGCAATTGGTATGACTTCTGCGTAAACGAATGGGGAACCAAGTGGGACATTGGTGCTGATGGTAACCCTGCTCAGGACATCCCAGGTGGCTTGATGTTGGGCTTTGACTCGGCATGGGCCCCTCCACTCGGTGCTTACGAGAAGTTAGAAGAGCAAGGGTTTAGCATTCGCGCCATGTATTACGAACCAGGCATGGCCTATGCTGGCATTTGGGAAAACGGTAGCGATGAATATTATGACTACGGCGGCATGACTAGTGAGCAGATTGCCGAGGCTTTGCCTGTAGAACTAGATGAAGGGTTTGGCATTAGTGAGTCAGCGGCTGAGTGGGAAGAAGAGAATCAAGAGATTGACCTCGACGATGGCTTGAGTGCAACTAACGAACAGGATCCAGTATGAGACAGAACTATAATGTTGAGTATACAATCGAAGGCATGAACGGCTACCATATGATGATGGTGCAAGCATACCATCCATCTGAAGCCTGCGACATTGTCAAGGCTATGATGCCTAGAGCTCATGTGTTCCATGCCCTGCTAGTCGGCTAAGTTTGAACCCCCAGTCACTGGGCCCTGCAACTCGCCTGGGTTCCTCACTGGGGCGTTCCTTTGGTTGACAGGACCAGCTCGATTTGCTATAATACATACATAGACAATAAGGAGCACACGATGAACAAGCCCAAAGCACCGCAACCCAATTTTGTTCAAGACCGCAAGACTGGCAAGTTCTACGACCCTAAGGCTGCTTTCGATGCTATGATGAACAAGCCAGAGATCAAGGCAGTGTTCAAGCGTTTGGCTAGCAAATGAGCTACACTTTGATCACCAACAAGGGCACAGTCATGCAGTTCTATGTAAGAAGCGTGGCAGACCTGTATCAAAGCCTCAACGGCGGTGTTGTTATTACGCAACAGATTTTGGTTGACGAGATCGCCAAAGTCTAGTATAATACTTACATACAAACAAACATTGGAGCGAAAACAATGGAAGATTTCAAAAGCTGGGAAGAGATGAGCACACTAGAGCAATACTCCTGCCAATACTGGGATATGTATAAGGATGCCTACGGCGTTCGCCCACGCGGTATCGATACATCCACTTGGATCGAATCGGACTTCGAAGCCGAGTTCGTCTACTTGGGCAAAGCTATTGAAGCCAACTACAAGGTCCAGCTGGAGTCCGAAGCCAAGGCCATTGAGCGTTTTGAAGCACAGGTCACCAGCTTTATCCAGTCGGGTGCTAAGGATCGTGAGACAGCTATCCGTTGGTTCCATGAGGCAGAAGGTAGCAATGGTGACGACGAGTATTTGTGCTTCTTGTTGGGCTTGCCCTACCGCTACTTTGTGGTTGACGCCCAAACAGTTTGATAGTATAATAAACACTTAAACAGCAACAAGGAGCGAACCAAATGGCTAAAACACTTAAAGACATCGACAGCAACAAGTTAGGCGACTACCTCGATGACTACTGCAACGATGAATATAACAAGCGACTACGCAAGTTCTTGGTGCTGGATGACCCAGGCAACATTGAGCGCATCCTGGAAAAGGCAGACTTTGAAGAAGTCACCAACGAAGACATTGAGGTAGGCATTGCGGTAGCAGAAGCTACCTTGGTAGATGTGAACCGAGTGCTGAAAGCACAGGGCATCGACTTCCAGTTCCGACGCTTTGATGCTGTGGATTATGATTCTTATATGTTAGTGAACACTAACGAGAACCTCAAGGCCACAGCACGCCGAGTGCGAGAATTTGCTTTACCAGTTAAAACGGTTGACGCTAGCCCGTTCTGACAGTATAATAGATACATAGACAGAAGCAAGTAGAACAATAAGAAGTAGACTAAATTGAAAGGGTATTCGAGCAAGGATTGACGAAGCAGTTAATTGACGCTATAATACACACAAGAAGAAAGAAAAGCAAGGCGATCCTCGTATGTAAGAACCCAGCAGAAATGCAAAAAGGGTTGTAACTAAAGGATACGAAGAGAGTTTAGAGACTCTGCCTAAGCTAGTCCAGGTTGACAACTTGCCAAAGTAGTTGTATAATTAACACATAGCAACACACATTAGGAGCGAACCAAATGGCTAATATCAATTATGACAAGTTTGCCTCGTTTGACATTAACGAGTGCTGTGACCACTTTGACAGTGAGAAGCAGAGCAACTGGAAGAAGATCAACAAGTTCATCGTGGCAGACGGACAAGAGTTCGCCCACATTATGGAAACAGAGTTTGACTTTGAAGACACGGGTGCAGGCGAGTATGAGGCCTTCCAAGCAGGCGTTAAGTATGCCCTAACTAAGATGAACATTGCCTTTGAGGCCGCAGGTGTGGACCTCCAAGTATGCGAGGTAGACCTTGTAGAGAGCATGGGCTTTGTGCTAGTCCGTGCAGACGACGAGCCTGAGGACTTTGTCAAACGAGTGCTGAAGAAGCCCGTTATGATGGTTGACAGTTGGGTCTAATGGCAGTATAATAACTACTTAAACACACACAGGAGCGAATATGATTACAGCAGACATTATCCAAGTAGGCAAGCAACTGGCAGTAGAAGCTTCTACAGTAGAGTATCAGAAGTGGGGCGGTGACCGCGGTGCTTGCGGCTTTGCTTGGGTTGAAGTGTTCGTTGATCGCACTAACTCGAAGCAGGCACAAGAGTTGATTAAGGCAGGCTTCCGCAAGGACTACAAACCAAAGTGTTTGAGCATGTGGAACCCAGGTGAACTGCCCGTGCAGAACATCGACATCAAAGAAGCTGGCGCTTATGCCTACGCCAACTATCTAACAGCATTAGGCTTGAAGGCCTATGCAGGTAGCCGATTGGACTAATTGGATACCAAAGGGCGTTGACTAACAGCGCCCTTGAGTATATAATTAATTCTTTAACACACTTAGGAGCGAAACTAAATGGCAAAAGTTCATACACAGGCTAGCATCAAAGCTCAAGCAGAGACCAAGACTCTAGACACAGACACTAGTTATATCCGTGCCAAAGAAGCCGCGCTGGCATTGGAAACAGATGACGAGATCATGGCTCGTTTGGCACAACGTTTTGAGATCCTCGAAGACATGACACGTGCCGTTAAGAAGGGCGATGTGCGTAGCATGATCGTTACAGGACCTCCAGGCGTGGGCAAGAGCTTTGGTGTAGAGAAAGTTCTCAGCAAGCATGATGTGTTCGCTGATGTAGCCAACGACAGCAAGCTGAAGAAGTATGAAGTAGTCAAGGGCGCAATGTCAGCTATTGGCCTCTACAAGAAGCTGTATGAATACAGTGAGAAGAAGTCAATCCTAGTGTTCGATGACTGTGACTCAGTGCTACTTGATGACTTGAGCTTGAACATTCTTAAGGCAGCACTGGACAGTGGTAAGAAGCGTATGATCCATTGGAACACAGACAGCCGCAGTCTACAGCAAGAAGGCATGCCCAACAGCTTTGAGTTCAAAGGCGGTGCTATCTTTATTACTAACATCAAGTTCGATCACGTGCGCAGTAAGAAGCTCCGTGATCACTTGGAAGCATTAGAGTCACGCTGCCACTACTTGGACTTGACTATTGATACAGAGCGCGAGAAGCTACTACGTATCAAGCAGGTGGTCAGAGATGCAGACATGCTCTCAGCATACGACATGAGCGATGAGCACAAGACAGAAGTGGTGCAGTTCATTATGGACAATGCAGGACGTATGCGTGAGCTGAGCTTGCGTATGGTGCTCAAGGTAGCAGACATTAGAGTTAGCATGCCGAACAAGTGGAAGGCAGTAGTAGAAGTAACATGTATGCGCAACGCTTAACAGCCTGCGTATACAGCATAGCCAGCAGCCGCTAAGAGCTGTAAGCTGTGCATGAGAACTGCCCAACGATTCGCTCCCGGCAAGCAGTTCCTCAGGCTAGAGAGCTGTCTAGCCAAGCAGTGGTCCCCTACCGTAAATCCGAATCGCTCCCGGTGGTAGGGGATTTTTTTTGATTTGAACTAGGTCGAGGCCGGTGGGGCATAGGTGGGGGGTCGGCTTTATATATTATTATTAATACATTACTATTACACAACGCAAGCAAATTTAGTGGGTATAGACGCCAAATCACCAGGGTGAAAGTTTAAGTAACTATCTATAATTTTTTGCGCGGTAATTTTTTTAAGAGTGCAGGACCCATTTCGGGCAAAGCTCGAAATGCGAGCTACCTAGTAGCTCTGCTGATATATACTAGTATGCGCCGACTTAATCAATTCCTATCCTTAGCACCCATGCCCGCATTCGTTGCCGGCGCTGTCTACAGTCTACTCACACCCAGTCTATGTGGTGCTAGTTATGAAATGCCTATCATGTGGACTATAATGGCCATGGCACATACTACGCCCTGGCTAATGTTTTATCAACAGCACTTTTCCAGGAATTGACCAACAGCAGTGGTAAGCACCCTGTAAGACTGCCCACGCTTCCCAATAGTAGCACTCCAATATATCCGGTCTATCCACTATCCATACTAGATCACGCAGTTCCAGTAGTCCCTTAGGACCCTTAATACGAGCACAATACAGTTGATTGGCATGTTGTTCGCAGTCAGTTAATGTTAGCATAAGTGTATATAGTAATATATACTTGTATGCTACATGAACACTACATTCTATCCAGCCATCCAGATTTTGTGGACGTTATCAACTGGGTAGGATCGTTCCCGCTCAAATGTGAGTTTCATCTTAACCGCACACGTTTTTCAGTGCCAGACGGCAGCGTATATACAGAGTTCTGCCTACGTTGGCTACACGCTTGTCCCCCAGTTGACCCTACGCTAGATCTAGCTACGGGCTTGCCCACACAATAAATACACAATGAAATATAACTTTATAGACTGGGTTAAAGACCCCACTCAAGTAATAAGCGAAGCAGCACCTACGGGCAAGCTGACTACTACGCCATTGCCATATGCTAGATCAGATCTAGCACCTGCAGTCAGTGCGGCTACTATAGACTACCACTATGAACATCTAGCTAAAACTTATGCTCGTCGCTACAATGCAGGTCAAGGTGACTTAGAGTTCAACCGGGCAGGCGCATACTTGCACAACTTGTTATTTCCACAGTATAAAGCCTACTCTGCAGCCAACATGCCCACGGGTGCGGTTCTACAGTTTATAGAGGATAACTTTGGTTCGTTTGGCCTGTTCAAGAAAGAGTTCCTTAAGACTGCTATGGGTCTACAGGGATCAGGGTGGGTCTACTTATCTAAGAAGGGTGATATCAAAACTATTGTGAATCATGCAGTTGTTAAGGACTGTGTGCTGATCGTTGATTGGTGGGAACATGCCTGGGCCTTAGACTATCAAAGTGACAAAGAGGCCTACTTGGCTGCACAGTGGATGATTATCAACTGGGCTATTGTAGAGGCGCGACTAGCGTAACGCTTGCTCGCGTTTTTGCGCTCTGCTGCTTCGCAGCACTATAAATTTTTTTGCGGCGCTTCGCGACACTGATATCTAGCTGGGCCCCTGGATAAATAATTATATGAAAGTAATTGAAATCATTGAAGCTACACAGATGCGCAGTCCTGACGATCTGCTCACTGGCAAGACTAAAACTCCAGATACCTATGTTCCTGATGCTGTAGCCGGGGGTGCTGTGGCAGTAGGCGCTAGATCAAAGGCCGATACTATCACTCGACGTGCAGGTAGACTTAATCGTAGATTCAAGGGCGAGACTGTGTTAAAGACCGCAGTTGCTCGTGTATTACCTAAAATAGCTAGATCACAAGCTGCCAAATCTATTCCTTACCTCGGCTTGGTAGTTGGTCTATACTTTGGTGCTAGGAGTCTAATGAAAGGTGACTATATGGGTGCTGGACTTGAAGTTGGATCCAGTCTACCATGGGTTGGCCTAATGGCTGCGATACCGGCAATTGCTCTGGCAGTTACTCGAGAAGTATACGATACTGTCTACGAAAATCCAGCAGATCCTACACGCTTTCTAGCACTGGAAGATGATCTACGTGATGACTATGAGGGCACTACTGCACGTCTTAAAGAACTAGGCGGCTTTGTCAAGAGTTCTATAGACAGTAATATTGAAGACGCTAAGGTTGAACTAGACGCTATGGAACGCAAGCGTCAAGTTATGAAAGATGTCAGTGCTTGGAATGATGAACAACGTAAGAGTGTTAAGCAAGCCAGCGATATCAAGTTGGATCCAAATATGCCCGCAACAGGCAATGTGCCCATGGCTCGTCAAGCCCTAAAGAATCGCCAGCGCACTGGTCAAGAATACAAATAATTAACAGTTGAATCGTTTTCGCGGTGAACACTAGCACCGTTCTTCAAATGAAACTTGCGGGCCATTTCTGTCTTGGGGCTCAGCGTAATATAAGTAGTTACCATAGGTAGCACTTCACTGATGTGCTGTCTTGCCGTTTCGATCAGCTTACGACCAGCACCAGCTTGATAAGACCAAATTGTATAGAATACAGCATGAGTGGGTTCACTAGCGTCTAACCACATGTCTTGCACTGTGCTGGGCACCGATGTCATGAATCTCACACAGGTAATGGCTAGTGGTTCTTGATGTTCACCTAACAACACAAACACCTTACTGGAGGCATTTACTCGCTGTTCGTTAGCTATCTCCGGACGCACAGGGTCGTCCTTGATAAAGTTTAATAAGGGATCATCTAGTTCTGTGATAACGTGTAGGATGGGCATGACTTTTCTCGTTGGTATAATATACATACTTATCTCTTCGTGACAAAAACCGGTAAATATAATATAATGATAACGGTGTCCATCACATGTGGGGTTGATGATAGGTTAAAACCCCTGGGGGCAATTGTATCCGATCTCACTCGTGAATGTTGGCTTTGCGACATGTTCGTCGCCGGAGTTAGGTTTGAACGGGTTAACGACACAGACATTACCATGAGCGAGCGTGAGTATACAAAACTATGTTTGTTCTACACCACACCCGATCTAGTCTTACACGTCATCAGTCGGGATATTGTTTAGCAGTTGTCGCAACTTTGAGCTTTGAACATCTGCGGTAATCTTAGGCTTGCCCAAATCAAATCCTTCCTTGGGACTTGCTCGTTCCCAACCACTGGTTGTTCCGCCGCTGTCTTCACCGCGATTCTGAACTAGGGCACGTTGCTTAATACTATCTATTAGTGCATTGCTACTGCTCTTAGCTGATCCGTTTTGATCGTATTCGCTTTCATCTAGGTCTGTAATACGCAAACTGTCAATGTTAAACTCTAGATCAATCTTCATGCCTACACCGCTCGAACTACGAGTTTTCATCAACTGTAGTTGATAGCGTCCACGTTCACGCATAGCACGACTGGTAAAGATACCAAACACATTGTCCGCAGTTTGAATCTTACTCAGTCCACCTGAGATATGACTGTGATCAAACTCAA